CGCCTTAGATTGTGGACGTAATTTCAGCGCTGGATGTAGCGGGACAAAACCTTCTGGAGTCAGGGACAAGAGGTTCTGGAGCACTGAATTAGCGCGATGAACCATGACAATGTACTTTATTCGTGCCTATTGCGATTAGCCTGTCGGGGTCGACCGTCAGAAACTGTGTGGGTTGATCATATGCGCCCAGCGCAAGAACCCTGTCTTCCTTTTCTAAGCTGATGGAGTCGATTTTCATCCATCCCAGCCCCTCGATGTGGGCATAGGTTTCCGATCCATCTTCTCCAAAATTGTCGTGGGCCATGCCAACCATTGCGTAGACGGTATTTATATCATTCATATTTCAGCTCCGATCTCGCAAGCGACTCATCATCAGTTGCTTATGATCAATTCCTTTGCCGGTGTCACGTTCCCACTGACCCTGTAGTTCAGATCAACCTCCTCAATATCGAAGCCGGCGAACAGCTCGCGGATCTCGGGCACCGCATTTATCGAGAGAACGAACCGTCCCTGGATGGCCGCTAAGAGGTTTCTCAGAACTGTAAAATCACCCTCTGAGAAGATGTTTTTGCCATAGTCATCGGTGCAGCCCCAATAGGGCGGATCGAGATAGAAGAGCGTGCCCGGTCGGCTGTCATATTTGGTGATCAGCTCAGCATAGTCCATACATTCAATGATCACCGATGCCAGACGCTCATGGACATCCTGCAGCATTGATTCCAGCTTGGTCAGGTTGAAGCGCGCACCGGCATTGAAGTCGATACCCATACTGCGGCCCATGCCGCCAAAACCCATGCGCTGGAGATAAAGGAATCGAGCCGAACGCTCCAGATCGGTCAGAGTATCCGGATTGCTGGCCTTCAGCCGTTCAAATTCAGCTCGGCCGGCGAGCTGGTATTTCAGCGTTTCCATAAACTGGGGAAAGTGCCGTTGCAGTATGCGGAAAAGCGTGGTCACATCCTTTGAAATGTCATTGATCACTTCCATTTTGGGTCTCAGATTGCGCCTGAAAAATGGTCCGCCCATGCCGACAAAAACCTCGACATATCGGACATGATCAATCGCGTTGAACCGCTCGACCAGCCGACCGGCCAGAGCGCGCTTGCCACCCAGATAAGGGGCTACCGGTTTCGCCGGATTTGCCGGTGTCATTTTGCTCGACTCTTCATTCATCTTTGCCTCCAAAAGCGTTAGAAAAACTTCTCAGACTATCCCCATATCCCGGTCGAAATCAGTTTTGAGAACAGCCCACGCGACCGCTGCAGCCATGCTGGAAACTCCGTTACCGACGCCGCGCAATTGGTCCATCCTTTCGGCCAGCCCATTGTCCGTTCGAAGAACAGCGGGTTGGAGATCAGGTTCGCCAGCCAGTAGCTTTTGCCACCCATCAAGCTCATCCGGATTGGGTGAGAAAATGCCTTCCGCGCCCCGAATTTCTGGCATCCTAACGACTGCAAGACCATCCAGACCATCGTCCATATTTGCGTCGCGCGGCTCAGCGAATATTGGCCGCAGCTGTTGACTGGGAGGAATTCCGGCTGGCGCAGATGCAGGCACTGATCGGCAATCAGCACGCTCGGCAGATATCCCGCATCGGATGCGGTCGGCGTGGGCCAATATGAATATCCGGCGACGCCGATGGCTTGCACCAGTTTCAGCCGCCGAGAACAGTCCCGCTTTGCAGCGATACCCCATTTTTTGTAGCCCCGTACCGACTTGGGGCAGTCCCATATCGACATGCCCTTCGACATTTTCGCAGAAGATCCATTCGGGCGCGAGCTCACGCGCAATTCGCGCGACTTCCGGCCAAAGGTGGCGGGGATCTGTTCTGCCCTTTCGGTTGCCGGCAACGCTGAACGGCTGGCATGGATATCCGGCAGACAGGAGATGAACCTTTCCGCGCCATGCACCGCCGTCGAAGGATTTGAGATCGTCCCAAACAGGTGCCTGAGCCAGGGCCTCGTCTGCCATCCGCGCCACGAGAGCAGCCGCTGCATGGGCTTCCCGCTCGACGTAACAAACAGTGCGATATCGGGGTTCCGCGATATGCAATCCGAGATCAAGCCCGCCGTAACCGGCACAAAGGGAGATGCCGCGAAAGTCTTCGACTTCTGGTCGAAAATTGGAATATAGAGCCACAAAATCATTTTCCCGGTGCCGCTCGATGGCTGGTCTGGTCCGGGCTCAATGGCCTCAATATATTGATGCAACCGCAGCGCCGACATTTAATCTCTATATCGTCGGCAATGGCGTTACGGCTCGCTTTTAGCAGCAATGCCCGACATTGGCCACACCGCAACTCTTCTTTCATCTTTGCATCCCATAATCTTCCTCGCCGGGCGTCCGGTGAGGGAATTGACGGTGGCTGCAGCCACCCGAGATGCAGGGTCTGATCCTGCGGTGACGGGCGTTAGCGCGCCCGTTGCCTCCCTTCCTGTCAGGAGGCGGCGTAGAACTGGATGCCGGAGAGACTGGTGAAGAACATATTCGATGCAGCCACCTCCACGTCACCATCGGCATGGATATTCCACCGGCTCAACCCGCCAGCCGAATAGCCGCAAAAAATGAGATCCTTATCCGGCCGGAAACCGGACGGCAGTGTGAAGATCACCCCGTCATTCGATGCCATAAGATTTTGCATGGCGCCTTCGATCGTCACCAGACCGGACTGGTCGATGCGATAGCGCGGATTTTGCCAATCCCCGCCGAGACCTTCCCAGTCGAGGTTCAATGACGGGACTTGCCATGCGCCGGGTGCTTCCGCCACCCAGTCTGCACCGTCAAAAATATAGGTCATCCCATCGGCCTGGTTAAATGCCCGCCAGCCTTGATGCGGGGTGACATATATCCACCCGTCATAATAGCCGGCGAGCAGGGTCTCCTGCCCCTCCCACGCGCCCGTCGCGGTGTCGCCGCCGATAATGTAAAGGTCGCCGTTCGCAGGCGATCCGGGCGGCGTGAAGTCGATGGCGATCACGCTGGTCTGCGTAGTGATATCGAGAAGGTTCAGCGCATCATTATGCGTGATTTCCTTCTGCGCCTGTGACTGTGCAATATAGGGCAAATTCAACCTTGGACTGTTCATAATATGACCTCCTTCGGCAGTCCGCGACCAACGCGGCTGCTCATCTGATAGATTCGCACTGAAATGGATGGTTGAACGCTGCCGAAGTCCGCCGTCTGATCGGCGGCGCTGTAGAAGAATTCCGGACTGGAGACTGCAATCGTCCGCACCACGGCGACGCCGTTCATGATGTCGACCTGATAGACCTCTTCGGTCTCGCCCAGTGGCGCGTCAATATGGTCAAGCCACTGTGCATCAAGCCGGGACCGGCGAATGAACCTGCCCGTCAGATCTCCGCTGCTGTCTCGACTGCCCTTCACATGGACCACCGAATAGGGCTGGAGAGCGCGCGCCGTGTAGGTGAACACCTGCGTCGGTGCGTCGGCCAGCAATGTGCCGACCGAAACCGCCCGATATTGCCGGGTCGCGCCCAGCTCGCCAATCGGAAGCTCCTGCCGGACGACACCCGCCAGACCGGAAAGCAAGACGAAACGCTCACCGGGAGCATGCCCGGCGATCTTGTCCTCGGTGCCCTTGCGGCCGCGTAGCAGGCCGGACAGCTCATAGGTTCCCGGTGCCACCAGCGTCGCGGTCTGGAATTGCACAATTTCGTCGCCGATCAGACAGCCATTTGCCCCATTGAGCAGCTGCAGCTCGGACACGCTTTCCAGCGCGTCAGCCGAACTCAGCAGCTCGACAGTGATCGTGTTGGCTCGATCCCAATATTCGGCCGACGCCGCGCCCAGCGCCTCCGCGATCGTCCCGATGACGGCTCCGTCCGTCAGGTCTGTGAGCGAATCGTAGTTTGTGCCTCCGTCGAGTGAACGGTACAGCACTGCCCCGCGCCAGCCTTGCGAAGCGCCATTGGCGACAACATAGATGCTGGAGCTATCGTCCCCGTCGCGCAGAATTGGCAGATCCATCAAATGCGCCACAGTCACGCCCGGCAGATGCACTTCCTGCGAAGGCACCGGTGTGGCAGCGGCAGTGGCGCTCTTCGAAAGCACCGCCGCGCCATCCGTCTCGCATTCCAGATAGATCGACCGCGGCAGCCGGTTTTCCTTCCTAACCACGCGCAAGACGCGATCCTTGCCGTCGGCAAGCTCCGCAACAATTTTGTTGCCCGGCTCGACATGCAGATAATCGATCGGCAGCGACGTGATTACATCATTGCGCCGTAGCCTGGCCATGGACACCATCTGCTCGGCTACGGCCTTGCCCTCACTCGCTTCCAGCACGATTGGCAAATCAACCGAGAGATCGGAATTCGAATTAACCGTTGATCGGCGCGACCGCTGACTGTTGACCTGATAGTCGCGCGCCGGGTCCATGTGCTGGACCGTCACTTGCCTGGGCAATTCGACATCCGAAATGCGCTTCGTCTCATAGGGAGCCGGTCGATCGGTACCAAAGCTGTGCGCGCCGAGATCAGAGGTTGGAGCGCGGGCAACTGGCGTCGCATCGACCGGGAAAAATTGCAGCTCGCCCTCAATCTCTGACATATCAAAGAAAAAGGCGCTGCGCAGCGGCTCCAGCAGACCCCGTATCGTCGCCGCTCGCGCCACCGTATAGCCCCGAAGGTCGAGATAGTCAGCCCGCGCGCTGTCCAGATAGGGAACGCCTGCCTCACTCGCCAGCTCCTCGATGACGGTGGCAACAGTCGCAGAGCTTTGCGCTTCGATCTCGAAAGTGAAATTCGGGATGCGATTGCCGAAATCGGCGAGCTCCAGACGCTCCATCACAACATAGGCCAGGTCGCGATAGGCCGGTGTGTTGGCTGCACCCTCGGCCGCCTGGATCGTCGGATCGGGATTTTGCGTATCGGTGCCGGTGTAGATGCGCAGTGCTTGCGCCTGTTTTTGTACGCCATTTTCATCACGGAAGAGTTTTCCGTCCGCCCAGATGCGCCGGACATTCGCGATCGGTCCCCGGCACAGCCCAATCGCGACATCGACATGATAGCTATAGGTCGTCGATTCCGTCTTGGTGCCACCGCCCTTTCCGCCCTGTTTTTTGGTTGTCTTTGTCTCGATCAATCCGGTCGACCAGATGATATTGCCGCTCACCCTGTTTTCGGCGCCCCAGATGCGCGGTATCGGCTGGCCATAGGAGGAAGTCTGAACGGTAAGATCGCCCAGCCGCGGCCCTTCCGACTTGACGGTGGGCGCAAACAGCGCCTGGTCGATCTGCGATCCAATGAAGCCGCCGATCGACGCGCCGAGCGGTCCTCCAACCGCAAAGCCTACCGCTGTGAGTACGATCGACGCCATCAGGCAACTCCCGGCAGGACATAGGCCGCGATCAGTCGGTCCGCCCATTCCTGGTCGATGCAATGCTCGACCACACGGCGCGCGGGCGCATAGGCGTGCAGCATGCCGATATCGGTTGCGAAGGCGAGATGTTGTGGCTGGCCATCAACCTCTATCAGATACACGTCACCCGGCTGCGCATCCTCCAGGTTAATCCGGCGCATCTGGCTTTCGCAGATATGCTCCAACTCACGGCTATCGGGCCTTCGGCCATATCCGTTCGTATCGAACGCGGAGAGCTCCAGTTCTGCGGCCACACCGACCACCACACCTGCGCAATCAACGCCTATATCCTTCAGCCGCCCCTGATGATGGAACGGCGTGCCAAGCCAGGTGCGCGCCTGGCACACGACATCCTCGCGAACCACGGTCATGCCTTGGGATCCGGATAAGCCGTCACCGCATCCTGGCCAGGCAAATCGGGCTCTGCGCGGAGATTGACGATGTTGTTGAATTTTGCGGAGCAGGTTTCGCGGCGCTTGTCGCACCCGGCATGGATGGTGAACTGATCGCCGATCTCGATATCAGGACCCATCGGTTCCCAAAGCTCGACCCGGCCGTCGCTGGTAAAGGCGCGGACCTCTGTCTTGAGACCGGCGCTGGCACCCGTAGTCCACCACAGCTCGCCATAATCGAACCAGCCATCGTCCTGAACGAGCGCATCGGCATAGAAAATACGATTGTCAGACGTTGCGCCCAGCGATCCGTCATTGAGCGCCGTTACGGTCGCATTGACGGCAAATACCGCGCGATTCACACCGCATTTTGGCGAAAACAGATGCACCCTGCATTCGGCCGAATAGCTGTCGATCACCGGTTGCTGGATACGCTGGCCAAGCCCGCGCAGCTCGACCGTGAAAGCTTGACCTGCCTGGGTGATTGTGCCGGTCCAGCCACGCCGGACAATCGTCTTGGGGATAGTCAGGTCACCCCAATCGACAACGAACATTTCGACTTCGGCATGGTCATAGACGCCAGCGAGCAGCGCATCGGCCGAAATCCCATCGGCATCCATCGCGCCCAGCACCTCGACATCGGCAACCGACATCTCGACATCGGCTGAAAGCTGGGAAGTGGTAAAGCCGTTCGCAGACTCATAGTTCACGCCACCGATCTGCAGCGGCGCGTCAAAGGAAGTATAGCCCTCAACCA